AAATATAGTGAATTGAACATATAAATGTTAATCCTTAATTTTTTCCTTTTCTGATTGCTGTTTCTGTATTTGAGCTTGTGCTGCTTCCACACCGGCCATAGCAAGGTCTGCTTTAGCCATCACAAAATCTTGATCTGATTCTTGTTTCTGTTGTGCAAGGTAAGACATTTCTACGTTTTCCTCAACATCAATTTTCTTATTGTTTGTTTTATCAGTAAGATCAATCTGTTTGTTTTTCAATTCTTGTTCAGCAGTAAACTTCTGCATAGAGAAGTCAAACTTAGCTTGTTCAATATTTGCCAGGATCATTTTCGACTCCTCTGACTGCTTATCGAGAAACTTCTGAAGTTCAACATCCATTTGCTTTAATTGAGCTTCATGTTGTCTCTGTACTTCTCCACTTGACTCAGCTCTCTTCAAAGCGATTTCTTCATACTGTTCCACTTTGGCTTCAAGTTCCCGGAGATTATCCACATTGTACAACTTGACAATATTGGAGAAAGTAAGCAATCCTTTTGCATGTTGTTGAACCGCAAAGTTTTTGATATCCTGAAGAGAACGTTCTTCTTTTCCACTATCAGAAGCAAAGATCATGTAATCCGCACGTTCCAATGTATCCGCAGGGACATCCAATAACTCCTGGGCAAAATCACCAAGGATGTAAGATCCTCGTTTTCCCTTCTTCCATGCTTTACGACAAAGGTTGATAGCTCGGTTCAAAACCCGGCGTTTAACTTGTTCATGATCATAGAAGATAATTTCTGTAACCAAAGATGAATTCTGGATACTTGCCTGCGTAGTTCCCACCTGATCAGTCGGAGCAACGTCACCCATTCTCTGTGGAGAGACTCCGGTGATACTTGATGCCAACTGCTCAAGATGCTGAAGCATCGCAAGTAAGTACTGGATACCACCTCCCATTGAATCATCAAAGTTTTGGAACTGGTTGAAAGTTGGTTGCCGGTTCAATCCGGATCTTACTGACTGAATCCATCCAACACCAAGTTTACGCTGGTACATCCATTCTTTCATTGACATTCCTTCTGGTAATTGAGATTTATCCATAACGAATCCCTTTACCCCGGAAAGGGCCAACCAAAGTTCTTTGTGGTAGTGTATGATGTTGTATAAAATCTGGACATCTTTAGCTGCCCAAACTAATGAATAAGGTTTTCTTGTGTAGAAATTATGTGCTCTTCCGATATACGGAAGTTCTACTTTCCCGAAGTTATCATTTGACCGAACAACATCTTTTTTTCTCATATCAACGAAGATATCAGTATCGATAAGGAATCCTTGGTAGAGATCATTCATGTATCCAACCTCTTCCTTTTCACCTTTGTCTTCTCTGATTTTTTCATCTTCACTTACCACATGAGTAAAGAATGATCCTTCCTGGTGAGGATTAGGAGATTTCTTTGACCGGATCTTACGAGGAGATTGCCAGAAGCATTTACAAACACGAATCAAGTTTGAAACCTCTTCGCTTCCGGAATACATTGTTGAAGGACTACATCCGTCAACTCCATTCATTCCTTCTCCGGTAGGAGAAAAAGAACTTCCATGATATCCATATCCGTATCCGCTGTTGCTGTTTATGTACTGAGATCTTGACTTCAATTTTTCCATATCATTGAAAGAAAGCTTTGGACCGAACTCATCAACGATTTGGTTGATTGTCATCAATCTTTCCTCCATACACCATTCTGCTTCACCAACCCATTCTACCTGGCTGTCTCCAGCGTAATAGAAACCCATTGGGTTTACATTTTTGATTACTGGATCTTCAGAATTCATTGATTCTTCCCAGTCCACATAGATGTATTCTTTGTCAACAACCAGTTTATTTTCGAATGCCAGGTTGAAAGTATCTTTCAATCCTTGAGTAGCCATAAGGAATTTTATTCCCTTCTCCGCGATAATCTCAAGAAAATCCTTGAATTTATATTTGAAGTAAACTTCGATATCCTCAAGTTCCTTTTCTGAAATAATATTTTCATGGGAAATTACATATTTACCCATATCAATCTCTCGCTCGGCCGCACGCAATTGTTGTTCAAGTTCCAGCGGAACTTGTCCAACTTCTTTTGTGGCCCTAGCTCGTGTTTGATCGATTTGGAATTTAAGGTCATCCAAATTTTGCAGAGCAGCAAGATAAGATTGGTTTATCTTTTTCTTGTTGTTTGCCATTGTCTGAATGATACGCTCAAACTTCTTCTGATTCTTGTCTTGAATGGAATTACTGTCTATACTGAAAACTCTCCAATTAAAAGGTCGTTTTGTTTCTTCGGCCCGTAAGCGGTCAAACTTCGGACGAAGCAATGGTACGAATCGGATCTTGGCCGGATACTCATAGTCATCTACTTTTCGTAAGTAATCAAAGTCCGCGTCATTCTGAACACCATTGTAGATGTCATAGCAAAACTTATCTTTTGCTTTACTCAACCGGCTTGTGAAACACATCGTAACGATTCCGCCAACACATCTTTTCATCCATTCTTCTGTCTTGGCACTCTCCGGAATATTTTGATTTGGTAATGGCATATCTTAAATGTTTTGTGTAATCCTTCCTTGATTACTCTTAAAATGGAAAAACTCTTCTTTCTTGGTCATATTCTGGTTTCTATTCACCCGGATATTGACGTTATCTTTTGCATGACAAACAGCAAGAGCTGAAGATATCGTAATATCACAGTTGTACTTTTTGTCGTTTCTGAATTTCAATGCTCGTTCAATCTGGAACATGTCATACATCACTCCAGTGTAATCTTCAATGTAATCCCGGTACAATATTAACCATTCATTTTTAGTTCCTGGATCCACACCATATCGGTTATTGACTTTACTGTCCTTGATATTTGCGTATGCAATCTGAGGACGTTCCTTCAGATAACCTTCAAATCCATTGTTTTTATACCAGTTGAAGATAGCAATATTTGAGTACTCAATAAGATTCGGCGATTTGTAATACATACAAAGCTTTGCCGTTTCTTCATAAAATTTATCCGCGGTAGCCGGTCGATCGGTGTACCTGGCAACAAACATATTCGAAGTGGAGTTGGTGTCCTTGAACATCTTGAAAATGGAACATGATCCTTTTGAATCCGAGGTTGGAGCTTCATCTTTATCATAGGAGTCGGTTCCCGCAACGTATAGCTCCAAAAAAGCTTCTCCTGAGTCATCCAGTTCTGGATGCTCGATAACAAGCAGATGACCGTCTTCATCATGAACGAATCTTACTCCGGAGATTTTACCAAGGTCATTCTTGATCCATTCCAATCTTCCGCGATCCGGAAGGTTCTGCAAATTCTTGTTATTACGTAACCGAACAAACTGTTGATTTAGAAGAGCTGAGTTGAACATGTTTCCACCGGTCCGCATGAACGCTTCACTGGGAACAATTGGATCCTGAGTAATGGTATTGATGTAGTCGTCTGCTTTTTTCGATGTTCTCGCTGCTTCACGTTTCCCGTTTATGTAATCGATTGATTTCTGCTTATCCGAGTTTCCGTATTCATCAACCATCTTGAATTTCCAAGAAGGAACAAAGTATCCGATTGATTCTTCTCCACCATCTTCTTCGTACTCATTGTTGTAGCACATCATATCGTATGCTTCCGGATTGTAGAAGATCTGCTCCAATTCTGCAGCTCCTTTCTCCATATCACCACCGGTTCCGACAATGATTGCAAATCCTGTCTTTTCACCACCTTCTGCTTCAAGAGCAGGCTGAATGTATTTGAATGAATCGATTAGCCCAGGGAATTTACCGGCTTCTTCGAAAATGATCAATGAAGGGGACTTACCAATTGTTGCCTGCGGATTGTTCTTTGAGGTGATATTGTAAACCTCGCTGTGAATTCCTTTCCAACTTGGAACACCGTTTTCTACGACTCTGAATTTCGCCTGGATGTAGTCTAGTGTATCCGGCTGTCTCCTTTTGTAGAACTCAGTTTCCTTCAGAGCATTCAGTCCACGGATACACATACGCATTGTTGCATTGGAGTATTTCTCTTCCCCTGCAGTAATGATTGTTTGTGAGTGAGGAAAGAAGGTAAATTCCTTCCCCATAATAGCAGCATGCTTTTCCGAGAATCCTTTTTGTCGGGCTTTTACAACAACCAAATGTTTCCCGGCTTTCCTTGCGGCATCAACTGCAAGAAAGTATTCAAGGTCCATGTCAATGAACCTCGGAGCAATAAGCGTTTTCCGGCCAGTCTTTTTATCCTTACCACGAATCTTCCAGTAATTCAAATACCAGTAGTAATCACCAGGTATGTAAACTCCATTTATTTCTATTCCCTCCAGGCAACGTCTTTTTTCTTCGACCCACCAAGCACGGTACTCGTATGATAAAGGATTCGCGTTTGTCAGTCCGTTCCGTATGACCGGAGAAAACAATTCAGTATCGACATACTTCATAATCCATCAATAACGTCAATAAAACAAAGAACGAACATTATCTGTTCATCTGTATCTTTTTTTTCTAAAATTCTTTCAGCAAGCAGTAGCTTACAAACTTCTGATATCCTGTTCTCAAAGAGTACTCGTACCAATCCATTTGCTCAAAATATTGTTCTCTTGAATTTACTACCTGGCAACCCGCAGACCACCCTCCGATAATCCAACTGATCAATGATCTACTCTTTTTCGAAAAATCGTATGTGTTAGTATGATAGTTAATACCATACCAACCAAAGATTGGTTTTCCAAGTTCTTCCGCTTGACCATCATCATCTCCATCCCGGAATACAGGAACTTGTCCGCCAACCTGTCTTAACGCAGGCATTTTCCCATTATGAAGACCATACTGCCAAATATTGTAATGCCATTGATCGCTTTTCAAAACAGCAGCACCATACTTATTGAATTTTCTCCATCCTCTTTTGAGAATAGATCCTCCTGGATTTGTAGTTCCGGTCAGCATGCGAATAAATTTCATTGCTCCAATATCGGTAGTGGTAGAATTTTTCATGTTCTCATATTCGTAGAACTTGTCATCATACACATCGGTTTTATCCTTTTTGGATCTTACACCAATAATGAATCTTCCTGGAGGAAATCCCTTAAATCCCTCAACAGACATTGCTCTTTCCAAAAGCTCTTTATCCGTAAAACTTCTTACTGCTATACTCATTCTTTCTTCTTTTTTCTGTTTAAAACTATGTAAAGTACTGCCAGGCCAAATAGTCCAACAACTATCCACCAGATCCATCCATATTCATCTTTACTCTGAGGATAATAAACAACCGGCACTTTCTTCTCAACTATCTTTTCAACGTAGATTGAATCACATTGGCCTTCGATATAGATTGAATCATTGACATGAATCACTTTAACCTTCAGGCGATCCTTTTCAATTACCACCGTATCAAATTTTTCATGAACAACGGTGTCGTGCTTGATGCTTGGAATACTTAATCTCAATGTATCCCGGAGAATAACAAATTCTCTTTTGTGAAGAATGGGAAATCTTTCAACCAATCGA